CAGGTTCATTAAGTATATCTGGTTCGACAGTACAAGTAGGAAATAATACACTTTTAGGCAATACGATTTTATCTGGAAGTATTGTTATATCTAGTTCATTGGCACCTGGTAACTTATCAGCATCAGTAAATATTTTTGGTGATACAGCAGTAACTGGTTTTATCAAATTCAATCCTTACTCTACAAACATAGATACTAGCATATCAGCATCTTATGTTTTTGTTTCAGGTTCTACAAATGACTTGTATTTTTCTCAAAATGGAAATGGATATAATAACACAACTCGTTTGCGTTGGTTAGAAGGAAATTTATATACTGGTTTATTAAATGGAGCATTAATTACAACGGCATCTGCAACTACATTTAATATTAGTAGTGGTTCTGGTGTTATAGTTAGTTTAAATGCTTCATTAAACGATAATCCATACCCAACAATTCAATATGTAAATTGGGGCAACTTAACCAACCAACCATTAACATATAGAACATCATCAGTACAAACATTTGTTGGTATTGATTCTAATGGACAAATAATCCAACAAACAAATCCATGGATTGATGGTCAATATAACACATCAATTTCAGTTGGTACAGTAATACATCAAAATTTAAGTACAATAAATGCTACTATTACTTATCCAAATGTAGCTTATGGTTATAAACAAAGAACATATGACTTTATAAAAGCATTCGGACCATTAAAATTGTCAGGGTGTGTATTAGCTGTAAGTGGTTCATCAACAGGAAGTTTAATAGTAGGAAGTGGAACAGCATTTGCTGATGGTAGAAATTATCAAGTAGATCCAAACAACCCATCATATATAACAGATCAAGGAACAACAGTATCAAAAATATTTAGATACTATGAATCTGGTTCTACTTTTGTTCAAGATACAAATGGTGGATTAGGATATGGAGCAATAGATCCTCTTAACTACAATCTTAATGGAACTCTAACACCAGTACCTGGTACAGGAGCTAATAGAGAATGGTCAATACAACGTGTATTCTGGTATCCAAATAGTGCTACTAAAGGTATAGTTGTATATTATGGTAATGCTACTTATTTAAGTGAAGTAGATGCAGCAGCGAATTTACAATACGAAACATTTAACGAAACACCAAATACACAACAAAATGCCATATATCTTGGAGCTATAGCAGTAAGAAATAATGCAGATTTTACAGATAGTGATTCATATAAAATACTCCCCGCTGGTGTATTTAGAAATATAGGAGGATCTGGAGGGGGGTCAACTGTAACAGCAACACTAGCAACATTAGGTGATGTTACATTATCAGGTTTGACAAATGGTCAACCTTTAGTATACAACACTACTTCTGGTAAATGGCAAAATTTATCAACATTAACAGCTAGTTTAAATGGAAATGCCTCTACAGCTACAAGCGCATCATATGCTTTAACAGCATCTTATGTACAAAATGCATTAAGTAGTTCATATGCTTTAACAGCATCCTATGTTGCTAATGCATCTTCATTTCCATACACTGGAAGTGCTATCATAACCGGTAGTTTAATTATAACTGGTTCTACTATATCAACATTAGGATTTACTGGCTCATTAGAAGGAACTTCAAGTTGGGCTCAAAACTCAATAAGTGCATCATATGCATTAAGTAGTTCTTATTCAACAACATCCATTTCTTCATCATATGCTACATCAGCATCTTATTTAATAGGAGGAGTTGTTAGTGCAAGTTATGCAGTAACATCATCACATGCTACTAATTTTGTAATAGAAAGTACTTTAGCATTAAATGGGACATTAACAGATTCTGCTACTGTAAATTCAAGTATAGTAGGTTCAAACAACTTATTTACTCAGGCAACAGGTTCACGAACATCAGCATTTGGAAAATATACTATATTTAATGGAGCAAATGCAAGAGCAGGAGAATTCATAACAGTATGGAATGGAACAACCACAACTTACACTGATACATCAACAACAGATATAGGAAGTACAGCAGATATTACTTTTGGCTCAATTATAGTAGGAGGTAATATTGAAATAGATGCTGTAGCAACTTCATCAGGTTGGAAAATAAAAATGTTAACTACCTTCATCTAAGCATATTTATATTAGAAATTAGTTGGATAGGGAAAACTAAAAATTATGGCAAACGAATTCATAGCTCGTAACGGGCTCATATCACAAAATAATTCAATCATAACTGGATCTTTAAGTATTGGGGAAAATACCTTAACAACAGGTATATATTCTCATGCAGAAGGTTTAGAAACCATTGCATCCGGTTCACATTCACATGCTGAAGGTAGTAATACTATAGCAATAGGAGATCATTCGCATGCTGAAGGTGTAAGTACAGTAGCAATAGGATCTGATTCACATGCTGAAGGTAGAGAAACTCGAGCAGAAGGTAATTGGTCACACGCTGAAGGTTCAATTACAATAACAGAAGGGAATTATTCACACGCAGAAGGTTCGTCAACAATAGCTATTGGCGATTTTAGTCATGCAGAAGGAAATGTTACTGAAGCAACAGGATTGTATTCACACGCTGAGGGGATTGGTACTCAAGCAGGAGGAGAAGGTCAACATGCAACTGGAAGATATAATATTCTAGGCAATACTACTTCACTATTTGTTATAGGTAATGGATTGGATAACGAAACTAGATCAGATGTGTTTAGAGTATCTGGTTCATCAGTACAAGTAACAGGATCATTAAACGTAACTCAAGGAATAACTGGTTCACTATTCGGTACCGCCTCATATGCAGAAACAGCCTCATATATAAACCCACTCAACCAATTTGTAATAATAACTGGATCTTTGGCACAGGGAGACACAGTTACAGTAACAGGTATATATTCTCATGCTGAAGGTAATTTTACAATAGCAGTAGGTGATTACTCACACGCAGAAGGACTTAGTACAACTGCAACTGGGTATTATTCACACGCAGAAGGTTCAGGTGCAATATCATCTGGCTCGTATTCACACGCTGAAGGTGATGGTACAATATCGTTGGGTAATCATTCACATGCTGAAGGTCAGTTAACTGTATCACTAGGATTAGGTTCACACGCTGAAGGTTCTAGTACTCAAGCAATAGGAGATTATTCACATGCTGAAGGTTCTACAACTCAAGCAGTAGGTAACTCTTCACACGCAGAAGGTTCTTCAACAGCAACAGGAGGTACAAACGGATATCTAGCTACTTCAGTAGCAGCAGGTTTAGTTATTTTATCTGGATCGTATGGAGATGTATCAGGAGATTATCCATCAGGAAATTATTTATATCTAAACGATGCTGATTATGATGGTGTGTTTATTTCAACTTCTGGATTAATTAGCTCATCTTCATTTAATGGAACTGAAACCGAAATATTTTTAATAAACACTAGCATTACAACCACTACAGCAGTTGTTGGAAATATAAATAATGGATCGAACAATTGGGCCGGCGATCAAATATACAAAAGTAATTACTCACATGCTGAAGGTAATTTAGCAAGATCCTTAGGACAAACTTCTCATACAGAGGGCGACACTACTCAAGCAATAGGATATGCTTCGCATGCAGAAGGTGTAAATACGTTTGCAATAGCAGATGGGTCTCACGCTGAAGGAAATTCAACTCAAGCAATAGGAAATCATTCACATACTGAAGGGTATATTACACAAGCTATAGGATATGCTTCACACGCTGAAGGAAATTCAACTCAAGCCATAGGAGATTATTCACACACTGAAGGTGAAGGTACAATAGCATCAGGATCTTTCCAACACGTATCAGGCAAATTCAATACTCATGGAGATGACACTTCATTATTCATAATAGGTAATGGAGTAGATGATACTACAAGATCAGATGTGTTTAGAGTATCTGGTTCTATTGTGCAAATAACTGGATCGTTAGATGTAACTCAAGGAATAACAGGTTCATTATTTGGAACTGCATCATATGCTCTAACAGCATCTTTTGCTTTAAATGGTGGTGGCTCTACAGATACTGGTTCCTTACTAACAACAGCCTCAATATCATTAAATACAATTACTTTTACAAAAGGAGATGGAAGTACATTCCCAATCACTGTAAACACAGGATCAGGTGGTGGAGGTGGAGGAAGCAGTGCAGCATCAAACTTATTTAATTACTATAACTTTATATAAAAACAAAACAATATGGCAGCAAATACAACACCAATATTTACATTAGTAGCTAACAAAGGTATTAATACCGGACTTAGATTAACAACAGCAAACACAACACGTGATTTATCAACCACTACAAATGGTGGTTTACTATTTACAGCAGGAGCAAGTGGTAGTAGAGTAGAAGCAATTGATTTTGTACACTCAGCGACATCACAAACTCAAGCATCTATTGCGACAGTAGGTAGAGTATTCTTATGTGATAGTGCAATTGGAGGAAGTCCAAGATTAATAAAAGAAATTGCTTTAACAGCAGTAACTCCATCAGCAATAGCAATAGGAGCAACATTTACAATGACATTTACCACACCTTTGTTTTTAGCAACTGGTAAACATTTATGGGCAACAATTAGTGCAACACAAACAACAGGTCAATATGACATTAACTGTTATGGTGGAGATTATTAATAAATAAAAATATAAATTATGACTTATAAAATTTTAAGTACTCAAGCAAACGAAGAAACAATTACAACAACTGTTGAATATAATTTTGATGGTGTAATAGTAACAGTAGATATTCCACATTTTATGCCTCAAAACGAAGCAGACATAGAAACAGGAATATTAAATAGAGCTGCAAGTGAAAAAAGAAAACTTGATGCTATCGAATTAAATAAAACAATATTACCAAGTATTGTAATTGGAGAAGAAAAACCTATTTAATAGTTATGAAACCATTATTTTGTAATAAATGTCATAAGAGAATTGTTCCACCTAAATTTTTAATGGGGCAAAATATTAATGTACAAAATGCTATGACTTTAAATTGTGGAGATCCAAAATGCACAGGTCATGTAAAATATTTACCAACTAAAAAAGATTAAGTAAATGGCTGTAAGAACTGTATCAAATACTGGAGGTAACTGGAATGCGACAACCGCTTGGACAGGTGGTGTGGTTCCCATTATAGGAGACACAGTAAACTTTACAGCTACATCTGGTAATCTAGTTATTAATGTATTAACTGCAGTATTAGGTGGAATTGATTTTAGTAATTATATAGGAACAATAACTTTTAATAATAGTATTACATCAAATGGTGTAATTAATTTAGGAACTGGTGGATACACACAAGCTGGAACTGAGGGATTGTTTATAGGAAATAGTGGAACAGCTACACTCAGTGGTACAACAGTTTGGAGTAGAAAACTTCAATTTCAAGGGACCAATGTTACTACAACATTGAGTAATAATATTACAACAACAGGTGCGATAATTTTAAATGCAACAACATCCAACGTTATTAACGGAAATACTTTAAATATAGGTGGAAATTTAACAGTAATAAGCACCGGTACTATATCTGGTACAACATCAATTGTTTTTAATGGAACTGGAACTTGGTCACACACCGCTGCTGGTATTATTCAAAACAATATTACAATTAATACCGCAGGAACACTAACAATAGGTACTAACATATATTATAATACAGGTACGCTTACTTACACAGCAGGTACAGTAACAACTACAGGAAGTACTTTAAATATAAGTGCAGCAACCACTATAAATACAGGTGGTATGGGTACAACTACTAATGCTTGGAATAATGTTATATTAACAGTAGCAGCCACATTTATCATTGCATTATCATCAAATCTTAACACTACAGGAACACTAACTATAACTTCAACAACCTCAGCACAAACATTAAGTTTCAGTGGTGTAGGTTTACTAAATCCTTCTGGGTCGTTGGCTCTTAATTTAAACTCTACTAATAGTGCAACTTTCACTATAACTATTCCTAACACTTTAACAGTAGCAAATCTTATATTTAATTGTGGTACTAACAACTTAGGTGTAATAACATTAAATGGTAATTCAATAAATATAACAGGTAATTTATCACAAACAAATGCAACATTTATTGTAGTTTTAGCAGGAACAACATCACTTAATCTTACTGGAACTGGTACTTGGTCAACTGTTAATACCGCAGGAAGCGGTATACGAAATAGTATGACAATTAACACAGCTGGTACCATAACAATAACTGGTACTATTTACTACAACACAGGAACTTTAACCTATACCACAGGGACAGTCACAACTACAGGAAGTACGTTATTTGTAGGTTTAAATACTACATTAGCAACTGGTACATTAAATTGGAATAATATTATATTTGCTGGTGTTAGTACAATAACTATAACAACTAACTTAAATATCTTAGGAAACTTAACAACACAAACTAATGCCGTAACCATCAATGGATTGTTTAATATAAATGTTAGTGGTAATTTAGCTATTAACACAACAACGAGTGGTACTTCAACTATTAGATTAATAGGAACAGGAACTTGGTCTCACAGTACGATCGTATATTTGAGTAATTCTTTAACTATAGTCACAGCAGGAACAATTACAGTAAGTGGAAATATATACTATGCAACCGGAATTTTAACACATACATCTGGAACTGTAATAACAACTGGTAGTACTTTAAATATCCTCAATACTACTACTTTAAATACTGGTGGTGTTACGTGGAATAACGTTACAATAACCGCAGGAACAACTACTACTATCACGTTATCATCAAACTTAAACGTTCCAGGAACATTATCATTTGTTTCTACAGGAAATGGTTTTATTTTAAGTTTTAGTGGGGCGGGCACATTAAATCCTTCAGGTCCTTTAAGTTTAACAGTCAATTCAGTCACTGGTGCAACTTTTACTATAAATATTCCTACAACATTAACCATAACTAATTTAACATCTGTTAGTGGTATTAACAATGCAGGAATAATAACATTAAATGGTAATTCAATAAATATAACAGGTAATCTATCTTTTCCTGGTTCGTTTACACTCACATTAGGAGGTACTACATCACTTAATCTTACTGGAACTGGTACATGGTCATCAAGTTTAAACATCATAACGGTTCAAAACAACTTAACTATAAACACAGCTGGTACTATAACAATAAGTGGAAATGTGTACTATAATACAAGAATACTTACTTACACAGCAGGTACAGTCACAACAACCGGAAGCACTTTAAACATAAGTGCAGCAACCACCATAAACACAAATACTCTAAATTGGAATAATGTAACTATTGGTAATGGTACATCAACATTAACAAGCAACTTAAATATTTTAGGTAATTTAGCAACAACAGCTGTGGCCACAGTAATTAATGGTTTATTTAACATTAATGTTGGAGGTAATTTAACAATTAATACTACATTGGGTGGAACAGCAACAATAGTGTTAAATGGTACAGGGACATGGTCACATGGAGCCGCTTTTTATCTATCAAACCCACTAATATTCAATACAAGTGGTACAATTACAATAAGTGGTACTGTTTATTTTAGTAGTGTCGGTTCTATAATATATACATCCGGGACAGTTATATCAAACGGTAGTACCTTACAAACAAACGCAGGAACAATATCCACAGGCACTATGTTATGGAATAATATACTATTTGCAACTAATGGTTCTAGTGTAATGTCTATTGGTTCTAATTTATATGTAAATGGTACATTTACAATAGGAGGTAATGGAACAGTTAGTGGAGCATTTAATATCTATTGTAATAACTTTACTATAAATAATAGTACATCAGGAGGATCTGTAGTTGCAGCGACAATGTCTCAAATTGTCTATGTTTATAATACATTAACATTTGGTTTTTCATCCAGCGGTACAGGTTCAAATGGTGCTACATTTTATGTAAATGGAAATTTAGCATTAGGTAATGGTGGTGGAAATGGAGGGACATCACAAGTAATAATGACTGGTACTGGTACTATAACAGGAACTAATGGTTTTAACCATCCTTTAACTATTAACTCATCGGGTGTTATAACATTTTCTACTACATTTACTATAAGTAGTACCTTTACTTACACTTCAGGTATTGTTAAAGCTAATACAACAACATTAACATGTGCACCAGTTTCTGGACAAACACTTATAGGTATGAATAAAATAGCATGGAAAGCTGTAGTTTTAACATCTGGTCAAACATTTACAATGAATGAGTTTTTTAGTGGAAGTCCTAGTGTAAGAACCAATATTACTCCATCATCAACAACAAACTACATAATCACATTCCAAAACAGATTTGAAAAATTCTCTAAATTTGTAAAAGTAAATAGAGCAACAATATCAACACCAGGACAACTAACAGTAACAACGTATAAAGGAAATCAATTAAATAACGTAGGTATAAAGTTTGCTCCTAATAACATAAACAATGGACTAGCTAAAAACAATCCAAGTGTTCAACCAACTCCTACATACGGATTACAACCAACTTTTTTAATGGCAGATCCTACTTTAAGTTAATATTTACTTTTACCATATTTATAATAAAATATAAATCATGGCTAACATTCCTATATATCCAGGTAGCTCGTCGTTTTTTCCAGGTAACACACCCTTTGGATTTTACGACAATGACTATCAATTCCAAGTTGATGCAGATAAAGTAACTACTTTTTGTGCTCGAAGACTAGGATACCCTATTATGGATGTTGAATTACAAGATTTAAATTTCTACACAGCATTTGAAGAATCAATTACTATTTATGGAAATGAATTATATGCATTTCAAGTAAGAGATAACTTATTAAATGTAATTGGTGCTCCTACCTCATCAAATATGAATCACGCAATCATAACTCCATCAATGGCTGGTGTTATTAGATTATCACAACAATATGCTGAAGAAGTAGGAACAGGAGGAAATGTAAATTGGTATAGTGGTTCAATTGAAATGACTAATTACCAACAAGATTACGATTTAGGAGCTTGGGCAATAGAAAACAACATAACAGGAGGAATAGAAATAAAAAGAATATTCTGGCAACCAATTCCAGCAGTTAATCAAGTATATAACTTGAATATGTTCTCAGGATTAGGAGGAGTACCTGCAGTTGGAACTTATGGATTGTTTGGATCAACCGGATTTTTAATGTACCCAACAAGTTTATTAGTACAAACAACTCAAGCAGTTGAAATGCAAAACCAAATTTCACTACCTGATTTTACATTTGAATTAATAAATAATAAATTAAGAATATTTCCTATTCCAACTCAAGATGGAGATAGAATATGGTTTCAATATCTTAGTATAGAAGAAAGATTAAATAGTGTTATTGGAAATGCACCTGGAGCAGTAACTAATGCCTCAAATGCTAACTTTACAAATCCAAAATATACACAAATTAATTCAATTGGTAGACAATGGATATTTGAATATACATTAGCATTATGTAAAGAAATGTTAGGATATGTTCGTGGAAAATACACTCAAGTACCTATTCCTGGTAAAGAAATTACTTTAAATCAATCAGACTTAATTACAGCTGCAACAGCAGAAAAAACATTATTGATTGATAGGTTAAGAGTGTATTTTGATGAAACTTCAAATCAAAAATTATTAGAAAGAAAACAAGCAGAATCAGTAGCTCGTCAAAGTGAATTAGGACAATCACCAATGACAATTTTTATAGGATAATATGGCAATTTTTGGATCAAGTAGAGACGCATCATTCCTAAGAGGAATGAGTAGAGAGGTAATGGGAAACGTTATCTCACAACAATGTGCTTTTTACAAATACAAACTATCAGAAACTGTTATAAACATGTATGGAGAATCTTCAGGAGGTAAATTTTTTGGAGGTCCTATTTTGTTTAATGCTTTAATAACTATTGGAGATAATGTGAGTCCAACAAGTGAATTAGGTGTAAACTTTGATTGGCCTATGTCATTTTCATTTTTAAGAGATGATTTAGTAGATGCAAACGTGCATCCTGAAGTAGGAGACGTTATATTATATCAAGAAAGTTATTGGGAAGTAGATAATACAATTATAGGACAATTCTGGGGAGGTAAAGATCCTGATTATCCAATGGAACCAAATCCATTAAATCCTGGATTAGCAGAGTTTGGATATAATGTTTCTGTGATATGTGAATGTCATTACGTGCCAGCTGATAGGTTAAATATTATTAGAACAAGATTATTATAATGGCTAAAAATAGTAGAACACCCATTCCAAAAACTCAAAGAGAACTTAGTATTGAACAACACACTGCTTATAGTTCTGAGGTAGGAAATCCTAATACGTCAAATGATCTTAATAGAGGAAATCAAATTTCTTTTAATGGAGATTCTACTAAACCGTTTTCAATAGGAATTCAAGATATTGATGAGGCAGTTTTTTACTATTTTAAAAATGTAATTAAACCATTTGTTTTACAAAATGGAGAAAGAATAGAAGTACCTATTATTTATGGTTCACCTGAAAAGTGGGCTTCATTTCAAAAGTCAGGATACTTTAGAGATTCTCAAGGTAGAATTATGATGCCAATCATCATGTTCAAAAGAGACAATGTAGAAAAAGTAAGATCAATTGCAAATAAATTAGATGCAAACAATCCACACAACATATCAATAGTTAAAAAATCATATTCGTCTAAAAATGCATATGACAATTTTAGTGTATTAAATAATGTTAGACCACAAAAAGTAAATTATGCAGTTGTAGTCCCAGATTACATTACTGTAACTTATAGTTGTGCTATCAATACTTATTACATGGATCAGCTAAATAAAATCGTTGAAGCAATTGAATACGCTTCAGATTCATATTGGGGTGATCCAGCACGTTTTCAGTTTAGAGCGATGATTGATTCGTTTGCTATTAAAGCAGAACTTGCAGATAAAGAGGAAAGAACAGTAAGTAGTACTTTTAATATTAAAATGAATGGATACATAATCCCAGACGTAATACAAAAAGATATGACTGCATTAAAGAAAATTCCTGATGTAGTTAAAGTAGTAGTAAGTGAGCAAGTAGTAAACAATATAAATAATACAAACAATAATCAATAAAATCTATGACAACAAAAGTTTTGACACAAGAAGAATTACAATTATTAAAATCAATTCAAGAAAAACGCCTTCAATTAACTGAACAATTTGGTATTATTGAATTAAGATTTCAAGAACTTGAATTACAAAAAGAATTTCTTAAAGAAGAATTAAAAAAGTTACGAAAAGAAGAAACTAACATCGGCGAAACTTTACAACAAAAATATGGTGATGGAACAATCAACCTTGAAAAAGGAGAATTTATAGGCGTCTAATATTTTTAATGTGTTTTGCTATATTTATAATAAAATTAAATAAACAAACACAATGGCAGAAACTTTAATATCACCCGGCGTCTTAGCAAGAGAGAACGATTCATCTTTTGTATCTAAAAGACCGGTTACAGTAGGAGCAGCAATTATAGGCCCAACAGTAAAAGGCCCAGTAGAAGTTCCAACAGTAGTAACTACGTATAATGAATATGTTAACAAATTTGGTACCACTTTTGTAAGTGGAAGCACAAATGATAGCCAAACATATACATTTCTTACTTCAATTGCTGCATATAATTACTTCATTAATGGAGGTCAATCCTTATTAGTGGCAAGAGTAGTATCTGGATCTTATACAGCGGCTACTAGTTCAGCTGCAACAAATTACTTTACTTCATCTTCTTTTACATTACAAACGCTTTCTGAAGGTGCTTTAATGAATAGTAGTTGTACCGAAGTTAGTGGTGCATTATTAGCAAGTGGATCTAAAGACAACGTAAGATGGCAAATTGTAAATTCAAATACTTCATCAGGAACATTTGATTTATTAATTAGAAGAGGTGATGACAATTTATTACAACCTGTTATTTTAGAAACATGGACTGGATTAAATTTAGATCCTAATTCAAATAACTACATTTCTCGTGTAATTGGAGATACAGTTGAAAATTATGTAGCAGGAAACAATTATGATATTAATCAAATTGAATATTCTGGTTCATATGCTAATAGATCAAATTATGTAACTGTAAAACAAGTAATTTATACAACTCCAAATTTCTTAGATAATAATGGAGTAGCAAAATCACAGTTTACAGGTTCTATTCCTACGAATGCAAGTGGTGCTTTTGGTGGTGCAGTTGGTATTATTAAAGGTGGAGCTAATTTTTATGATAAAATTGACGAATCTACAAATTCACAAGGATTAGTAGCAGATAATTATGACAACATGATTAATTTGTTAGCTAATACTGATGACTATAAATTTAATGTATTATTAACACCTGGTTTATATGATCAAGGAAATTTCGCAGGTAAAGTAAGTACTATTATTGCAAATACTCAAAATAGAGGAGACAATATTTATGTATTAGACCCAGTAGGATATAGTGTTAGTACTATATCAAGTGTAGTATCTGCAGCCGCAACAAGAAATACTTCATATGCAGCAGAATATTGGCCTTGGTGTCAAGTTGTTGAACCTAGTACAGGTGATAACGTATGGGTTCCAGCTTCAACAGTAATAGCAGGTGTTTACGCTTACAACGATACAGTAGCAGAACCTTGGTTCGCACCAGCAGGTATTAATCGTGGTGGTTTATCTACAGTGATTAGAGCTAAATTAAAATTATCTCAAACTCAACGTGATACTTTATACACAGGAAAATTAAATCCAATCGCTACATTCCCTGGAACAGGTGTTGTAGTATATGGTCAGAAAACATTACAAACAGCAGCATCAGCTCTTGATCGTGTAAATGTTAGAAGATTATTAATTGCTTTAAAATCATATATTTCTCAAGTAGCAAATAATTTAGTATTTGAACAAAATACAATTGCTACAAGAAATCAATTCTTATCACAAGTGAACCCATATTTAACAAGTGTTCAACAAAGACAAGGATTATATGCATTTAAAGTAGTAATGGATGATACAAACAATACTCCAGATGTAATTGATCGTAATGAATTAAGAGGTCAAATTTACTTACAGCCTACTAAAACAGCTGAATTTATTTACTTAGATTTCAACGTTACACCAACTGGAGCTAGCTTCCCAGCATAATAAAAAATAAATATCTTCCCTCTGAAAAATGAGGGGAGATTTTAAAAACACACATATTTATAATAAAATAAAACAAAAATAAAATGGCAATATTAGACCCAAACGAAATATTTTTCACAGCATTTGAACCGAAAGTAAAAAATCGATTCATTATGTATGTTGATGGTATTCCTTCATACACAATTAAGAAAATTGGTGCTGTAGGAGTAACAATGGACGAAATTAAATTAAATCACATTAATGTTTACCGTAAAATTAAAGGTAAAGCACAGTGGGATGATATCGAAATGACTTTATTTGATCCTATCACACCATCAGGTGCTCAAGCTGTAATGGAATGGGTACGTTTACATCATGAATCAGTTACTGGTCGTGATGGTTACTCAGATTTTTATAAGAAAGATGTAACTATTAACGTATTAGGCCCTGTAGGTGATATCGTATCAGAATGGATTATTAAAGGTGCGTTTATTAAATCTGCTAAATTTGGTGATTACAGTTGGGATGATGAAAATGCAGCTCAAGAATTATCAGTAAATTTAGGAATGGATTATTGTATCTTGAATTTCTAAAATTAATAAAAAACAATTTAAAAGAACTCACCTTAAACTTGGTGAGTTCCTTTTTTGTTCGTATATGTATATCAAAACAAGTTACATTAAATAAAAGCTATGGAAAAAAACATCCCAACAGAAATTATCGATTTACCTTCAAAAGGCTTATTGTACTCACCAGAAAATCCATTATCAAGTGGTCAAATTGAAATGTGTTACATGACCGCAAAACATGAAGATATTTTAACTAATCAATCCTATATTCAAAAAGGAACAGTATTAGATAAATTATTACAAGCATTGATAGTATCTAAAATTAATTACAACGATTTAGTTACGGGTGATAAAAATGCTATTATGGTAGCTGCTCGTATTTTAGGTTATGGTAAAGATTATACATTTAATTATGATGGTAACGAATATACAGTTGACTTAACAACAATTGATAATAAACCATTTGAACATGCTAATAAAGGTGTTAATGAATTCAATTATACTTTACCGTCTACCAACACAAACATCACTTATAAAATCCTAACTCATGGTGATGAACAAAAGATACAAGCCGAATTAGACGGCCTTAAAAAAATTAATGCTAATTCGTCTCCAGAACTTTCCACACGTTTAAAATACCTTATTACATCAGTAAATGAAGATCGAGAAACAAAAACAATTCGAGAATTCGTTGACAATCATTTGCTAGCTCGAGATTCGAGAGAATTAAGAAAGCACGTTAAAGAAAACCAACCAGATGTTGATTTAACTTTTTTTCCCACCAGTGATTCAAATAGAGTCGATATACCAGTTGGGATTAAGTTTTTTTGGCCTGACTTCTAGTACCGCAGCACAATCTCGCGCTAATTTATTTTCCCAAATTCATGAAATTTGTTTTCATGGTAAGGGTGGATATGATTGGAATACAATCTATGAAATGCCTCGTTGGCTTCGTTTATTTACTTTTAATAAGATTAAAGAATTTTATGATAAAGAAAATGAAGCAACAGAAAATGCTTCCTCAAAAGGTGGTGGAAATAAATCCACATTAATAGATCCTTCAGGTAATGTAAATCGTGAAAATTGGAAAGGTGTACCTCAAAAGGTTACACCTGGTCCAAAACCTAAAACTTCCTACAAATAGTTAATATTTATAGTAAATAAATACCTTACATAATGGCTACCCCTCAGGATGAAATAAATGCTTTAAAAGCAAAAATTGAACAACAGCTTAAATCTAATGCACTTTCTGCTCAGCAAGTAGCAAACCAAACAGCATCATATAATGCTATATCAGGATCAGTTAATGAATTAGAAAGATATAGAACTCTTTTTAAAGATATTAGTGTTATTATTGATGATGTTGCCGATAGTTTAGATTTTATGACTAAATCATTTATGGCAGATGTAGCTCATTTAACTAAGGGTAAATCTCTTTTAAATGATCATAAATCAGCTATGAGTAAATTAGCTAATATAGCTAAAGAAACATTAGATGTAAGATTAGGAGAACAAGCTATTGATGAAAAGAGATTTAAAAAACTTCAAGAACAAGCTAGAAAACAAATAGATATTTTAAAATCTGTTAGAGATCAATATATAACAGAAGGAAAAAATACAAGTGAAATACAAGCTCAAATTGATACTACTGAAAATTTATATAAAGGTTTTTCAAAAGTAGAAGAAATTAATAAAAAACTCAATAAACAATTAGGAGCTGCTCCAAAATTAGTAGCAGGTATAGATAAAGCATTTCAAAAACTGGGCCTCCCAGATTTGGGCTTTAGTACAGCTTTAGATGAAACAAAACAATTAGGTCAAGAGGCTGCGGCACAAGGAGATGAGGCTTTTAAGAAATTTTCCCCAATGAAAACCCTTACCGGAAAAATATGGGATAATTTTAAAGGAATGTTTACTACTGCCAATATTTTACAAGCAAGTATTGGACTTTTTATTGAAGCTCTTATTACTGGAGATAAAGCCACTGGTGATTTAGCTAAAACATTTAATATAACATATGATTCTGCGACTAACATAAGAGAAGAACTTATAGAAATAGGCAACATCTCAGGTAATGTAGCTTTAAATGCTAGAGCATTACAAGAATCAATGGTTGCTATAGGTGTAGCTTTAGGTTCAAATGCTAAATTAAATAAAGAAGATTTAATAACATTTACTGAATTAAGAGAAATGGCCGGGTACACTAATGAAGAATTAGTAGGTATTCAAAAACTAACATTAGCAACCGGAGGTAATTTAAAAGATAATGTAAAACAGTTTTTAGGAACAGTATCTGCTTTAAATGCTCAAAATAAATTAACTGTAAATGAAAAACAATTATTAAAAGAAGTATCAAACACGTCAGCAGCTATTAAATTGTCAGTTGGTGGAACAACTAAAGGCCTAGCAGAAGCGGCATTTCAAGCAAAACAATTTGGTATTAATTTACAACAAGCTGATCAAATAGCTGAAAAATTATTAGACTTTGAATCTTCAATTACAAATGAATTATCAGCAGAATTAATTACTGGTAAAAATTTAAATTTAGAAAAAGCAAGATTATTAGCACTAAATAATGATATAGCAGGTGCATCTGCAGAAATATTAAAACAAGTAGGAGGTACAGCTGAATTTACTAAAATGAATCGTATTCAACAAGAAGCTTTAGCAAAAGCAGTTAATATGAGTAGAGAAGATTTAGCAGCTTCATTAGTTGAAAGAGAAGCTTTATCAGCAATAGGAGTAAAAGATGCAGCCGCAGCAAAAGTAAAATTTGATTTATTAGTTAAAGAAAAAGGATATGCAGCTGCAGTAGCAGAATTAGGAGATGAACAGTATGCTAATCAATTAAAACAACAATCTATTCAAGAACGTTTTAATCAATCTGTTGAAAAACTAAAAGAAATATTTATTTCAATAGCTGAACCCGTACTAAAAATAATATCTCCAATAGTAGATATTCTAATACCTGCTATAAGCACAATACCTCTTCTTCTTCAACCGGTTTTTGATATATTTAATGGAATTAGTGGTATATTAACTGGTGGGTGGGATAAACTAAATGGCTGGACTAAAACTATGGGAGTTATAGGACTAGCAGCTGCCGGAATTCTTATAACTACTAAAGCTATATCATTTTGGACAGGAAGAAAACTTTTCTTTGATGGTCTTATATATGAATTTGGAATAGCCCAATTAGCATTAGAAGGAGCAAAAAAACAAGGTATTTTTGGAACTATTGGAGCCATGGTTGTAGCATTAGGAGTACAGATGGGGATATTAAGTGCATCTATGGCTACCAACGCCGCCGTAACTTTTGGTATTGGAGTAGCGGTAGCGGTAGCAGCAGCATTAGCAGGTATAGCAGCTATAAGATCCGTAGCTACAAAACCAGCACAAGTATCTGATGGTGAAATTAATTCTAGTGGAGGATTAGTAGTATCTAAATTTGAAAAAGGACAACTACAACCTGTAGCTCAAGGTATTAAAGAAGATAATGTTATATTTACTACAAATAAAGTTAAACAAGGTAAAGATATGGCATTTAGTGGTAATAAAGGCTCAATTAATTTTGACATGAGTGAAACAAATTCACTTTTAGGAAAACTAATAAACAAAGAAAGCTCAGTATATATGGGTACTACAAAAGTTGGTAACGCAATGACTATTGGTTCATATAAAATCCAGTAATTAATAATATTTATAATAAAAAACATAAAACCATGGGACTTTTAGATAAATTAACAACAGCAGGATCACCATATTCATATGGTAGTGGTACAACTCCAACCGTAAATCCAGGAGCAACACAACAATCAAAACTACATACTGATGGTAACCAACCAGGATATTCAATTAATGGATCTGGTTTTTCAACAGTAAATGCTGCATTTCAAGCGTATAACGATGGTGTAAACAATATTTTACCTCAACCATCACAACTAGACTTAAGTGGAGTTACACCAGTACAATACACAGATAACCTACCAGGGTAATGGCTCTTATAAATTTATTAACAGATTTAAGTAGTTTCTACCATGACAACCCATTTCATCAAAAATATAAGGGCTCTTCAAATTCCTCTACTCCTCCAAATGCTGTAGCTAAAGGTAATTTTGATCAAAAATCTCTTAAGTTTGGTCATGATAGAATTGGTGGGGGTTCTTCAAATCAACCCTACATCAAATCCCCTATCCCTGACAAAATAGGAGAATATGGCTTTTTAAACACCGACTTTATATTAAGGGGTGGGAGTAAAGCTATCACTAATTCTCTTACAGATGTTGGAAGATTAACAAAATATTTTACAGATGTAAGAAATCCAAGTGGGCTTTTATTTGTTGCCAAACAGAATTTGCTTTCTAGAATGGCAGTTCGTACTCAAGCTAGTGGATTTTTATTAAATGAAGGAGTATATACTCCTTTAAGTACATTAATTGAGGCAGGAGGTGTGGCATTTGGTTTACATGTTAATAAACAAGGTATAAATCCATTTGGTGGAATTGGAGGAATAAATACATATTCTGAAGCAACTGAACAATCAAAATCAGAAGTTGGTTGGGAAATAAATGATAGATTAACAGTATTATATAATTTTAAAATAGTTAATGAAGACCCAGTATATAATCTTAAAGGAATAAAAGTTAATTCTGGAGGAGTAAATGTATTAAGCTACTCTGGTGGGCCGGGTTCTTTTTTAGGTATTGGTAAAACAAATATCAAATTTGCAGGATCAAGTGCTAGTGAAAGAACAGGCTTAAATAACCCAAACCTAAAAGGTTCAAGTTTTTTTAATGGACAATCTACTAAATACGGAACATTAAACCAAGATTACTCAGTTTTTAAAAAACCTACATATACAAATATTAATGGTACTTATTTATTAGGAGTTAGTAGAATTCAAGGTATAGAAATATCAAAAAATGGATTCAATGTTGATGGTCAAGTAGTTGGTGAATTTCGTCAAGTAGGACAACTAAATACTGTAGATAAAAATGTATCTGGCTCTACTATAAATTCTTACAACTCAGTATATACACAACAACAGTTAAATAGTATACCTAAATCTAAATCAGATATAGGTGAGTCATCATATATAGGAGGGATAAATAGTGAGAATAATGTAACAACCCCCGGTGATTTTAGAAGCTTACTAAGAAAAAATCTAAGCGACATCCAGAAAGTTTACCAAAAAGGAGTAGGAAATTTAACAAATGCACCTAATTATACTAAAGAAAATATTGAAACAAGACTATTTTTAGGAGACCCAGGAAATAGAAATGGAAAAAATTTAACTTCATATACTACAGGATCAGGAGGCTCATATTTTGGAGCAGCATCACCAGAATCATATGATATGGTAACTGCATCTGAAATAAATGATGATTTTCAAAATGATTTAGTAAAATTTAGAATAGAGGTTATTGATAACGATACTCCATCTAACACTACTAAACTACAATTTAGAGCATTTTTAAATACAATATCAGATCAATATTCCGCTGATTGGAATCCAACAAAATATTTAGGAAGAGGTGAAAATTTCTACACTTACGGTGGATTTGACAGAAAAGTTTCATTATCTTGGACTGTAGCTGCTCAATCGAAAAAAGAACTTATTCCAATGTATAAAAAATTAAATTACTTAGCATCAGTTTGTGCTCCAGATTATAGTGAACAGGGATATATGAGAGGAAATTTAGTTAAATTAACTATTGGAGGATATTTTTATGAACAGTATGGTATTATAACTGGATTAAGTTATGAAATGAATGATGATAGTGCTACTTGGGAAATAGGAATTAATGATAGTTTTGATAACTTTAATAGTGACCCGTCAGTAAAAGAACTACCACATTTAATTAAGGTATCTTCATTTAACTTTATTCCAATTCATGATTTTGTACCAAGAAAAGTTCGAGCTTTAACAAATACAACTGAAAGATTTATAGCGTTAGAAGCAAATGGACAAAATAATTACTAATGAACAGATATCAGCCCATAACAATTATTAAATCGGATAATAAACCGATATATCAAACTACTCGATACCCAGAAGTACCGTTGTCTGATGAGGATACTTACGTTTATACGTCGCAAGGAGATAGATTTGATGTATTAGCAAATCAATATTATGGTGATCAATCGTTATGGTGGATTATATCTATTGCTAATACAGCTATAGCAGGAACATCTTTGCCATCAGATTTAACTCAAGATTCATTAGTTATACCTGAAGGAATACAAATACGAATACCAGCAAATTATGTTGAGGTATTAAATAGTTTTAAACAATTAAATAGTTTTTAAAAAATGAATATATTAGGTGAAGGATTCCCAGACGCTATTATAGATCAAGTACACCAACGCCAAAAAAGATATGGGGCTGGATATACTGGTACTCAAAGATCAGCTGAAGAATTAGTATACTTAAATGCTAATACATCTTGGTGTAAATTAGTATCCTCAGTAGACATTGAAGATATAAAAAATATTGTAAATCAATCTTTATCTGGTCTTCCTAATATGGTTGGTAGTAGTTTAGCCGAAAAATTTGTTTTGTTTAATGGAGTAAATGATGATGGTTCTGGTGATAATCAAAGATCAGGAGTGGCTAGCTCAAATACTATTTTAGGTTACAACAATGCTTATGGTATTGGAGGAAATGATTTTGGTATTCGTCCTATGATGGGTATCCAATCAGCTAATATCAAACACGAAAACAGAGGTTCAATAAGAAGAGCAACAGTAAAAATAAAAGCATTTAACAAAGTTCAATTTGATATTATAGATGTTTTATATTTAAGATTAGGATTTAGTATATTATTAGAATGGGGACATTCAATGTATTATGACAATAAAGGTGTATTACAAACCAATCCACAAAATAGTCTATCATCTGAATTTTTAACAGGGAAAGGACAAGGTATTTTTACCCCAACCCCAGGATCAAATAACCTAAAATCAGGAACAACAACATATTTACCTTTAACTTATGAAGATTTTCTTAAAAAAATAGCAAGTCAAAAAATAAAATCTAACGGTAACTATGATGCTATGTTTGCTAAAGTTACTAATTACCATTGGTCATTTTTACCTGATGGAAGTTACGATATAACTTTAGATTTAGTTAGTATTGGAGACGTAGTTGAATCTTTTAAAATAAATGCATTAGTAGATGGTTTAATACTTAATACAACCACTACTGGATTATTAGATCCAAATGCACGTGATGATGAAGTTATAGATTATTATGCTAGTAAAAATAGTATTGGTACATTTTTCTCTAACACTCTACTTAATGGAACTAGAACACAAATAGGAGGTAATGGTTTATCAATTCCTTCCGCCATAACAATTACATCAAATGAAATTAGTACTGGAAAAATAGATGCATTAGTCATAACTTATAATTCATCTATTAATTTTAAATTATATGTAAGACTAGGAACGTTACTTCAATTTTTCCAACAAAAATTAATGTATCAAATTATAGTTGGTTCTATTTCTTCTCCGATGTTAAAATTTGATTATGATGAACAAAGTAATATAATGTATGTTAATGATATACAAGTTAGTGTTGACCCAAATGTTTGTGTAATTAATAGAACAATAAATATAAGTGGAACTGATTATTCTTTTGCACCCGATGCTGAACCATTTGAAGGAACATTATTAGGTCCAAGTTATGGACAAATAATGAATATATATGTTAATATGAAGTGGATATTACTTAAAATGGATGAATTAAAAGATGCTAGTAGTAATAAAGTAGTTCTTATTGATTTATTAAATAATATATTATCTGCAATAAATAGCTCATTAGGAGGAGTAAATGCTCTAGAAGCAACTATAGATGACACTACTAATACTGTTATAATTAGGGATATGAATCCTCTTCCTAATACTAAATCTGTAATTGAGAAATTAAATGGAATAGGAAAATCAATTCCTGACAAATATGCTTATTTTGATTTATATGGTTATAGTAAAGATGAACACCCCGCAAACCCATCAATATATAAAGATAATTCAGACCCTCCTAAAAATTTAGGTCACGCTTCATTTATAAAAGATTTTAATTTTACAACAGAAATATCCCCTGAATTATCAACTATGTTAACTATAGGTGCAACTGCTAATAGTACAGTAGTAGGAGAAAATTCAACTGCATTCTCAAAATTTAATATTGGTTTAAAAGATAGATTTAAAGAAGAAATAGGATACTTACCTCCACCTATTGGAGGGTTCAACATTGTTACAGCAATAACTTATATCGACCCAGCAACCATAGCAAAGTTTAGTGCTGGACAACAACAACAATCTTTAATTGATGATTTAGCATTAAAATATGTTCAAAGCAAAAAAGTATTTGATGATTATTTAATAAATCTATCTAAGAGAATATATAATGGAGATGCTGAGACTTATAAAGATGCAATGACTAGCTATCTTAATTATTTAAATCAATTAAAACAAGCTATAGCTGTTAAATTAGCTATTCAACGTAACAAACCATTAAGTAGTATATTACCATCATTTGCACCAGGAACTGGATTCATTCCATTCAATATGTCTTTAACAATGGATGGTTTGTCAGGAATGAAAATATATAGTAAATTTTTTGTCGATACAAGATATTTACCTACTAACTACCCAGACAATGCTGAGTTTTTAATAAAAAATATTGAACATAAAATAGAAAACAATAAATGGTTTACTACTATAGAATCAATTGTTATATCTAAAGGAGATATAGATCCAAACCAACTTACCCAAGTAGTAAATATTGGAGGGTCAGGTGGTGCTAGTGGAGGGGGAGCGTTCCCAGGAGTTCCTCCAGGATTTACAACACCTACTATACCTTCAACAGTTGGTATTAATCCCGAAGATGTAATAATTTTCACAAATAACTCAGGAAATAGGCAACATTATAATTCATCAGATGTAGAATTTAGAAATAGATTTTTAAAATTAGCTTTAGCTTACAAAACTAGTACTGGTAGAAAAGTTACATTAAATAGTGCTGTTCGTACACAAGCAGAACAAACAGCTATTTGGACTACATGGGTAAATGGGGGTGGGAATTATCCTGGACGTCCAGGGTATGATCCTACTAAACCTACAGTAACAACAGTAGCTGGTATATACATTCCTTTACAAACAGTAGGTCGAGGTCATGGTACTGGAACAGCAGTAGATGTAGAAGATGTAAATACATTAAAACTCCTCCCAGAATTTACAGCTTTAGGATTCAATACTGTAACCGGTGACCCTCCACATATTGAAATTATATCATTAGGTATTGGAAAATTTGTAATAACCGTACTTAGTGCTGACACTACTACTACTCCATGGACTTAAATTTATAATTATGTATTATCCTTTATCTCAAATAACACCTAACCTAAACACCAATGGAGGAGAATTTGTTTACGCAAGTACCAAACAAAATTATAGAGGAGATTATTTTAAAACTTCTAAAGGAGAATATTTTACTGGAAAAACACCTCAAGATGGACCAAATGAATTATTAATATTAGCACCATTAGAAAATCAAGTTACCTCTCAAAACGATAATATTTCTTTTGTTAATATTGGAGATTTTGAAGTTAATAATTATGTTATTGTTTCTAAACAATCTACAATAGCACCTTCATCCCCAACCTACTCTCCAAA